CTAGGTTACGCAGTTCCTCACTCACATACTTGTCTTTGACAAACAGGTCGTTGGGGCTGACTTTAGCACTGACAGGCATGACCAAGTCAAGATAATCCACCATCACAAAGTCCACTCGAATACCTGTTTGAATCTGCACTTCTTTTAGATATGCACGAATGTCATTCACATTGCTCTGTGCCGGCAAGCCCTTTACTCGATACTGTCCAGCTTTCTTTGCCACCATTTTGACCTTGAGTTCTGTGCTGTCAATGTCCTTGCGAATCTCTTTAGTGCTCATGTTTGTGAGCATGGCATCTGTTCTCAAACTAGTGAGTTCTTCGCTCAGTTCCAGTGTGATATACACGCCGCTCATGCCCTGCTGCAACCAGTTTAGCGCAATGTTCATCATCACAAGACTTTTGCCCGATCCTGATCCACCTGCAAAAATGTTCAGCTCACCGCGACTGAACCCACCATATAACAGTCGATCCATTTGTGGCCAGCCTGTACTGACCTGTCCGCCCGAGTTGAAATACTTGTTGATTCGTGCTGCTGGATCTGCAAAGTAATCTGTGCCCATGTCCTTGGTCAGACTGATCTGTACAGCATCCTTGATCAGTTTCTCCACAGGATCATAGTCGCCCTTTTCTAGCAGGTCTGCTGCTTTCAAGATAGCACGTTCCAGTTCTTGACGTCGAGTAAATGCTTCAAACTCAGTCATGAACCAGTCATAGTGACCTTCGTTGAGATCTGGCACTGCATTCAACTTGATGCCTGTGGCCGCGGCAATCTGTGCTCGGTCTGGCAGAGTCTTGAACTGTTCTGAATGCTCTTTGATAAACGCTGCTGCTGTTTTAAGGCTACGATCAAAATTTTCCGGATTGTAAATGTTCTGCACCCGAACGTAGCTGGCAGCATCCTCCAGCATCATTTCCAGGAATAGTTTTTGAACATCAGTGCTGTAGTCTTTTAACAAGTTTCATTTCCTTCTTTTAATTTCCAAATAGCATAGAATGAATATCGTATAGTTCCTTCGATCACAGGCGAAGTGATCCGGTGCCTGATATTATTAAATGCCATATATCCTGTATTATGCACATGTGGTACTGTTAACACTTCTGTCCCAGTATCAAATGTAGTTCCGTAATTTTCAGGAGAATCTAATAGATATATCTGAAGAGCAACATGAATCACCGGCTTATCAACATGCCAGGACATGTTAAATCCTGCACTATCTTTCCATAGTTGTATGGCCATAAATTCAATATCGGGAGTACATAACTCTTTTTGTACTAATTTTGTTAGATTCCCGCATACTGTGTGTAATTCTTCAATGACCGAATCAGCTTCCCACATTATTGACTTTCTCAAAGGATTTCCTCCTCCTCCGCGCCAAGCCCAGTCTGTGTCAGCAGTTGCGTCTATATAACATTTTAACTTTTCTAATATACAAGTGTCAAATATATTACGAATCAACCACAGTGAGCTAGACGATGTTGGTTGCCTCGACACTATAGACTGTTGTGCATGAACTGTATTATTGTCAATTAATCTTTGATCAATCATGTTAGTTTTTTAGCTAGTTGTTTTTTTCGTAATTCTATTTTGATGCGACTGGTTTCTCTAGATTGCAGTATAGTTAGCAGTGTTCCTAGTTTGCCATATTTCTTCACAGCATCGTTGACATCTTTGCAATCTTCCCAGACAGGCATGCTCACTGCCCAGTTCAGTTCCACAGCACGATCCACAAGTTCCATACCTGCTGCATCTTGATCAGGCACCACTGTAATTTCTCTACCCAGGTTGCGAATCAGTCGGGCCTGTGCATCACTTATGGTATTGTGCATCAAGGCCAATCCGCCAATGCTGAGTGCGTCAAATATGCCTTCTGTCACGATCACCTGAGTCCAGTCTGATTGTTGTAGGTCTGCGCCAAACACATAGCCTGGCTGCATGTCATTTAGATAACGAGGATGCCGATCATCCAGGAATCGAATAGTGTGCCCCACTATGCTGTTGTGATGTGTGAATGGTATGATCACTTGTTCGCGACTGGGATTTGTTTGTGTCATCACAGGATAATCATCGGGCACACATCTTGATCGCACATAGTTGCGATGCAGTCCTGTGCTACCAACCAATTCAGCAAATGGCGGCAGGTCGCGTTCTTCAAACTTGATATCTGCCAGAACATCCACGGTGCGTTGTCTATCATCCAGAATGCCGTGTATGCTCTTGTGCCGCAGACTTTCAAGATTGGCCAATTCTATTTCACGTTCGGGCACACCCATCCAGCCCAAGAGCCTGCGGGCCTTATAACTTAATGTACGGCCAAGGATAAAGCTAGCGGTGTAGTTGCAGTTGAAGCAGTGATAGCTCCAGCCTTGTTCTGTGGGTTTGAGGCCGCCTCGGCTTCTGCGATCTGGTGTGTTGCCGTTGTGAGAGCAACACACTGCATTAAAGCTGATCCACCCTGATGCACTAGATTTTTTCTTGGCAGGTAGATAATTCACAATGTCCAGCATCTGCTTAGTGTAACAGATTTTTGTAACAATCGCAACGATTATCGGTATTGTACGTTCTGAATCAGGCCGTTTGAGATGATTACGGTGGCTGCTGTTCCGCCGTTGGCAAACTGCATGGGCAAATAGCCCGAGCCGCCATTGGTCACTGTGATGCTGTTGACAACTCCAGTTGCACCCACATTGGCCACGGCTGTGGCACCTGCTCCGTCACCAAGAATTTGAACATAGGGTGCAGCCACATAGTACTGTCCAAGATTGGTCAAGCTGACTCCAGTTACCACACCATTGGTCACCTGCACATTGCCTGTGGCACCGTAGCCAATTGAGTTGTTCAGCGCCAGACGCAGCAGCGGATGAAATCCCACAATGTTGAAATAATCACTCACAGTTTGATCCAGATACTGGCGACTTTCGCTTACGTCTGTCCAGACAGCTAGGTAGTTTTCAGCTGCTTGTACCTTGACAGTACCAGTGTAGTGAACCAGATCAAACTTGACTGTGGTAAAACTTGCACCAGTGGTATCAATGTAGCTGGAATAGAATTCAGTCATTTGTACGGAATTGATTGGCTGAGGGTTCAGTGCCCAGTCTGGATATCCTGTGGGTGCTGTGCCCACATACTGATTTTTGCCGTAAATGTCAGGCACAGTGACTGGTTGACTAGGCTGGAATTCGGGCAGTACCGAGTCCACAATGTTGCAGTCTGCTCGTGCTTGACTGTTGGCATCCACATATGCTGCCTGCACATAGTTGCCGGCTGTGCGTTGAATACTGTAGCTGGCTGGCTGTGCTTGAATGTTGATGGTATCTGTGGTGTTGAGCACCACCTTGACACGACCCAGCGCTGAACTCAGGATCTCCATGTTCTTGGTCAGCAACAGTTCGTCACCGGCTTGATTGACCACTCGAAAAACAAAGTCTGAGCCTGCAATGTTCACAGGTTTTTGATCCTGATTGATGAATTCAAAGAGCAGCACATTGTCTACTCCTTTGTTGATTGTTAGTTGTTTTGCATACACAGGGTCGTACCTCTTGGTGAAATATCCACCGCTGGTGTCTACTAGTAACACGCGGACAATTTGCTGATAAAGATAAACGGTGGTGGAATACATATTCTATTATTTATCCAAAATTCACGGACCATAAATACCTCCGATGGGTAATAACATATTTGAAAAACTAACGGAGAAATACCCGTTTATAACACTGTGCATGTACGCCAATGCTGAATACGTGGGAGTGGTACAAAATCGTGATGACGTTGTGACCACCATCTATGACTTTGGCAGCATACAGGCACAAGGCGACAAACTACAGTTTCTTGAACTTGCATCAACCTGGTGGTGGGAAAGCAACAGAAGCATTCCTATCAACATATTCCTGCGTGGCGAATGGGATCAATTCCGTCCCACTCTCAGGACCTTTGTCAACAAAGATCTCGAAATCCTACACGGCCCCACCTGCTGTCTGATGGACATAGCCAGAAAGAAAAGCAAGAGAAGATCAATTACTCTTGTGCGTCGCCTAGACTAACAGATTCATGTGCAGTGCTACCAGAGCACTGTAGCCCAGAGCATGCGCCTTTTTAAATGTATATCCCCGGCTGGTATCACCATCCCAGACTGAATCAAACACCGTGGGCCAGGGCTGATTCTGCAGGTGTGCCTTGCCCGGGCGTATGATTGATATAAATGCAGCCATCCTGGGTATGCTGTCAGGCTTCATAGATTCCAGCAAGTGTCCGTAATTGCCCACGTGAACCAACTGGCGTGCCCATTCAGGATCTTTCCACAGTCGGTCCCAGGGCGGCGGTGCGGCAAGCACAGCTTCATAGTGTTCGGGACTGGTAATCAACTGATACACACTCATGTTTAGAAAGTCCAGTTTGAAATAGCCCCGTGATTCTGCTGACTCGTAGTCTATGGCAGCACAGTGATTGACAGGATCTTGCGGAATGTCTGTGACATACACTCCTGAATTGTGACGTCTGGCACGTCCATCTGTGATCTGCCGTGCAGGTGTATGCTGAATCAGTTTCAGTATGTGTTCACGATCCGCAAAGTCAATGTCAATATCTGCGCTCATACTTTACACAAGGCCGCAATGGTTTTCAATTGCTGTTCAGCTGAACGCACGGCGTCAATGGCGTCAGCCACACTAGGATGAGTTTTTGCCAATTCTTCCAGGCGCTTTTCTTCTGTCATTTTGTGACGAACCCATTGCAAAGATTCCAAGATCACTCCATCGAGCATGACCTGGGCATCTCCACTGGGAATTATTATCCAAGAGTTGCCGTCATAAACTTCAAAATTGTTACCGTTGTATCGGACCATGCCAGCACTGGTTCGAGTCATGTCTATGTAGAGTGTTGAGTGAATGCCGTTACTGACATTTATTCCTGCCCCATTCATAATATTTTTAATCATGTTACCATCCTGCTTGTTTCAAAATGTTCTTGGCATACGCCTGATCCTGGGGTCTGTCCTGAAATCGCTTTTGCCAGGCATCACTGTCAATATAAGGCCATATCATGGCAACCTGTGTGGCATCTAGTTCGCTTAGAAATTTCTGCCCTGATTCCGAATTGTAAATTACCCAGGGACTTATTCTGCCTGCTGTGACAGCATAGCATAACACATTGGTGTTGCCATACCGCATGCAATCATGTGCAGGGCTGGCGTTTTTTTCTGCCCAGTCTATGCCAAACTCTATGGCACGTGTGAGTGCATCATCCACCGCTTCAACTTTCAGGTGATCCACCAGATACTCAGTGTACACTTTGTCACTGCACCAGTGATCAATCTTGCGATTGTTCTTCAGCAGCCAGGCCATGAACCTGTCTGGGTTGATCACTCTAGTGTTCACACAGTAGTGTCCAAACTTCACAAACGCACGATAGTAACTGCTTTCACAAAAGGTATCGTGTGTTTTGTTTCTGGCAGATCCTGCCATGCTTTCATAAAAGCGAATGTAGGCTTGGAATCCCAGTCTTGGACCCGGGTCGTCACGCTCGTGTCGTCGACGTTTGGGTTCACACATGTGTACTTGTATAGATGTTTCTCTCACAAACTCTTTTTTACAATATTCGCACACATGGGTCATGCTAGTAGTTTATGCTCTTGTATGTAGTTTGTCAAATACTCGTTGATCTTTTGATGCTGGCCTATTTTGGGATGTGTCATGTCTGGCGGCACATGCTGAGTACCTGGTGGATAAGTTTTGGGCTCGACGCCCTGAGCATGCTGCCATGCTATAGCTCGCCAGGCAAATCCTTCAATGATTTCAGGACGTTGAAAAAGTTTCAATCTGGGATTGCTCAGATGCTCCTGATACAGGTTGTCGGCCTGTTGAAACATCAACACACGATGCCCTCGACTCTGAATGTCTGTTATAGTACTGATTACTCGATACATTAGATCTTCGGTGCGATCCAGAATGCTGTATATTTCGCTTTTGAGTTTGGTTTCTACAAACTGCTCACTGTCCCGAACTGTCCACTGATGCTGCCACCTGGTCTGAAATTCTTGATTTTGTGGGTTGCACCAGGCGCCTTCAAACTCATCAACAGCGTTGCAAATGGGCAGTTCAAGCCTGGACACAAACGTCATGCCCAACACATACAAGGTTGGCACCTGTGTGACATAACTGTGCTTGAGTGTGGTTCTAAGTATGCGACTGTTGGCACTGCCGCCTATGGCTAGAGATACAGCCTGTGGAATATTATGATGGCCAATAAAACCAAGGTTACGAGCAAGGTCAATGTGACCATTGCCAACTGCGTAGCTCTGTGTGTAACTACAGCCGTTGACTACCAGCAGCTTGATCATTTTTTGACATTGCCCGCGGCTCGATGATATGCGTCTAGTTCTTTTTGTGTTACCAACTGCGCCATTACGTCAATCTCGTCGTCCTTGTAGGTGGGATATATTTCCATCAAGGCCTTGCGCTTGGCACTGAGTCCTGCTTCTTTTTTCTTGGGGGCAATCCAAGGGTGCCGTGGCGTGCCCATGCCTGGACTCATGGCTGTGGCACACAACCATTGCAGTTTGGGATGGCGTCCTATGTCAAAAAAGTGCTTGTTGAGATAGTGATTGCAGCTTTGCACATAGTATTCTTGTAGTTCCCGACTACCTTCCACTGCGGAACCCCAGCGCAACATCAGGAACGTGGAGAATTTCTTGCGCTCATCTGAGTCCAGTTCATCATAGAAGTCTCGGTTCTTGACGTCCAGTTGCCGCATCTCGTTGCTGATGTGTAGTCGATCACTCATGTTGTTTTGCTCAGTCGGTAAATCATTATAGCACGTTCTAATGCATCTTGTAAAGTGGGATTGGTCTTTGCTGCTCGATGAATATCGCCCCAGAGTTTACTATCCATTAAATGATCATGCAAGGGTTTGCCATCACTAGTACGATAATCGTAGCCCATCACTTCACGCTCAACGGCACCAGACTCTCTTCTGAACACAGTATCGCCATCGCGTTCATAGATGTAGGTTACACCTGGTCTAAGCTGGCCCATATGTATAACCGTATTGTGCATGGGCCCATTGCAAGAATCGTTCTAGTCCTTCGCGGTCATCAGGATAGCTTTCTGCATAGATCCTGGCCAGTCGAGCAAGTG